TGCCTCCTGAAGCACTAGAGGTTCCAGTTGCATGAATAGAAGTTCCAGATGTTACACCACTGATGCTATTAGTCGCAGCTTGTATAGTATTAGCCACTACATTTAAAGCCATTTCTCTATTAATGGAACTACCCTCTTCTCTTTCTAAAGAAGCTAATACTTCTATTTCTTCATTAAATCCTTCTACTTCTGTTTCTTCTTCTGCTTCCGCTATTCTCTCTTCTTCCATTTCTTCAAAAATTTCTTCTACTACTTCTTCTTCAAAAATTTCTTCTTCAAATTCTTCTTCTGGATTTTCTTCAAATTCTTCTTCGTAGGCGACCATTTCTTCTTCGGAAATTTCTTCTCCCAACTCTTCTTCAAACCATTCATCCAGTTCTTCAATCGTTTCAAAAGTTTCTGTAAATAATTCTTCTTCATGCCTAAAGTCCTCTTCCAAAATTAAATCTAATTCGTATATATCAACCAACTCTTCAGTATTGAATATATCTATAGTTTCTACTTCTTCTGGAAGATGATCATGCTCAAATACTGGTTGAAAATATACTTCTTCATAGAAAACTGTTTCTATTGGCTCATATATA